AACAAGCTCAGGAAGACGGTATACAAGGAAATGCTGCGGGGGATCAGCCGTTTGCAGATACCGAAAAACAAGTTCCGGATTACGAAATCCCCGATGGAGATCATTTACAAGAAGTACGGGACAACAATGTACTTTGCCGGATCAGACGGTATTGACGATACAAAGGGTATCATTGACGAGGATAAACCGATCAAGCTGGTTGTCCTGGATGAACTGACAGAGTTTTTTGATGATGGCGAGGGCGAAGATGAGCTGACCAACATTGAAGCAACGTTCGTCCGTGGAAATAAGGGTGGATTCCAGATGATCTATCTGTACAACCCACCAAAGAACCCGAACGCTCCGATCAACCTGTGGTGCAAGAAAATGGAAAAGCGTGAAGACTGCATCCATATTCACACGGATTACCGGGATGTGCCAGTGGACTGGTTAGGTCCTGACCTGATTGCATCCGCTGAGATGATGAAGAAAGCAGATCCGAAGATGTACCGGTGGGTATGGCTCGGTGAAGCGATTGGCGTGGATGAACTGATCTATTATATGTTTTCCGATCGGCACAGACAGAAGCCGGATCCGGACAGGAGATATGACCGGATTTACATTGGTGGCGACTATGGTCAGCAGAATGCGACAACCTTTGAAGCGTTTGGTCTGGACACTTACCGGAAGAAATTTCCGGGGCTTGGAGAATATTATCACAGTGGACGGGAATCTGGAAGACAGAAGAGCCCGTCTGAATATGCAAGAGATCTGGTTGAGTTCATGGATGAACTGCATGAACAGTATGAAAACCGGATCTTTTATATTTTTCTGGATCCATCTGCAAAAGGTCTGGCGGAAGAGGTGAAAAGAGCCACCAGAACCGGACTGGATTATCAGGTGCTTCTGCGAGATGCGGAAAACGATGTGGCTCTTGGAATCAGCCGGGTACAGAAAGCACTGGTATTTGATATCATGTCGATTTCTCCGAAGCAGGAATATGCAGTGCAGGAGTTTGGAACCTACGAGTATGATAAGAAATCCATCGAAAAGGGGAAGGAAGTGCCGGTAAAGGAAGCGGATCACTGCATGGATGCCATACGCTATGTGGTTATGGGCGCATGGAGTAAGATCAAACATTGGCTACCTAAAGATGAAACGCCAGAAGAAATAGACATATGCGATATCAGCAGCAGGGAGGTGAGAGAAGAGGATGAATATCTTTAATTATTTTAGGAAAAAGGGGATTGATACGGTGGATGCTTCGTTCTACCGGAAGATCGATGAGTGGATCAGCTGGTATAATTCCAATGTCCGGCAGTTTACGTTCTACAAGGTGTATACCGGACGCGGGACAAGTAAACGATGTCGCAGGAAAAGCATGGGAATGGCAAAGAAGCTGTCGGAAGACATTGCTGATCTGCTGCTGAATGAGAGAGTTATGATCACACTGGAAGACGAAACGACACAGGAATTTGTGCGGAAGGTTCTGGATAACAATCATTTTCTGGTTATGGGAAATGATTACCAGGAACGGAAAGCGTATTCCGGGACCGTGGCATATATCCCTTATCTGTACAATGCGGTTGTACAGGAAGATGGAACGATATCTGCAGGTGAGATTGGAATCAACTATGTGGATGCCAAGAACATCTATCCGGTCAGTTGGAATAACGGGAACGTCACAGAATGCGTTTTTACGTTTGTCCATACTGTTCGCCAGAAGAAATACGTGCAGATTCAGTTCCATCGGATTGAGCCAGATGGGGTGTATGTGATCGAAAATAATGTCCTGGAATGCACGAAAGGAAGTGCGGAAGGACGTGAGCTGACAGAACAGGAATGGAAACAGCTTAAGCCATTTGCAAATCTGGCAGCCAGAACAGAGACAGGATCTACAGAACCACAGTTTGTCATTGACAGGCTGAATATCACGAACAATGCGGATGAATGCAATCCAATGGGAATTGCGATTTTTGCAAATGCCATCGATACGCTTAAAAAGCTGGACATGGAGTTTGATTCTTACTGCAATGAGTTTGATCTTGGAAGAAAAAGAATCTTTGTCGCTCCGGAAATGCTGACGAACGAAGACGGATCTCCAACCTTTGATCCGGATGACAGTGTGTTCTATTCACTTCCGGAAGATTACGATAAGAGCCAGACCGGTCTGATCAAGGAAGTGGACATGAGCCTCCGAGTAGAACAGCACAGCAAGGCAATCAATGATGATCTGAATTATCTGTCTCTGAAATGCGGATTCGGTACGGAAAGATACCGGTTTGACGGAGCAGGAGCGAAGACAGCAACTGAGATCATTTCGGAGAACTCAGATATGTACCGAATGTTAAAGAAGCATGAGACAATTCTGGAAGATGTCCTGAAGAGGCTGATCAGAATCATTATCCGGCTTGGCATTGTAACCGGTAATACGCTGGATCAGAATACAGACATTGTGATTGATTTTGACGATTCCATTATTGAGGACAAGGGCGCAGAGCGTCAGCAGGACCGTCAGGATGTGAGCATGGGGGTTATGCGGCATGAAGAGTACCGTGCAAAATGGTACGGTGAAACAGTGGAACAGGCAAAAAAGAATCTGCCAGAGCAGAATCAGGTGATGGAGTAGGATGCGGGATGATTACAAAGAAAAGATTGCCAGCAAGATTGCAGCGCGGTACATAAGTCTGGAAGAACGGATTTTGCAGGACATTGCTCGGCGGATTAAAAAGACTGGTGAGATCACAAGTACAGCTGACTGGCAGATCAATCGGTTAAGAATTCTTGGATATTCTTCCGAGGATATCGAAAGAGAGATCAAGAAGGTGCTGGATGCGTCTTATCCGGAAATGTTCGAGCTGTACGATAAAGTGATTGATTGGGAATACGTCCGGAATAAGGACATTTACGAACAGATCAATGCAGAGTTTATCCCGTATGAGGAGAACAGGCAGTTGCAGCAGATTACAGATGCGATCATTCAGCAGAGTCTGGAAGATCTGGAAAATGTAACAAAGTCGCTTGGTTTTTATCTGGATTATAACGGTAGAAAGGTTCTGACACCGCTGTCGCAAGTTTATACAAATTATCTGGACAATGCCTGCTTTGACGTTGTGACCGGAGCATTTGACTATGGCAGCGTATTACGCCGAGTGGTCACGCAGCTGACAAACAGTGGACTTCGGAAGATTGAGTATGGATCCGGATATGCAAGCCGGGTAGAAGTGGCTGCAAGAAGAGCTGTGATGACTGGTGTGGCAAATCTTACCGGAGAAATAGCGGACTACAATGCCAAGAAGCTTGGAACAGAGTATTTTGAGGTTGAGTGGCATGCCGGAGCTCGTCCGACTCATGCGGTATGGCAAGGTCAGGTGTGGACAAAAGAACAATTGTATTCAGTCTGTGGACTTGGTACAGTGACAGGACTTCTGGGAGCCAATTGTTATCATACTTATTACCCATTCTTTCCTGGCATTTCACAGCGTAACTGGTCAGATGAATGGCTGGAAGCTCAGAACCGGAAGGAAAGCAAGCCAAAAGAGTTCCGGGGTAAGGAATACACCCTGTATGAGGCAAAGCAGAGACAGCGACAGATGGAAACAGCAATGAGAGCGCAGCGAGAAAAGGTACAGATGCTTCAGGATGGCGGTGCTGATCAGCAGGAGATTATGCTCCAAAAAGCCAAATATCAGGGACAGCTGGGTGAATATGCGGCATTCTCTCGTAAAATGGGACTGAAAGAGGAAAGAGAGAGAATTTACATTGATGGACGTGGAAGAATTGCGCCAAGTAAAGATGCACTGAAAACGGCACAGAAAATAATGAACACAGACTATTTATTTGAGAGAGGTAAAATTGCAAATATTTTAGGAGTGAGTAAAAAAGCCGTTGATTTTGGAAAAATGGATGAAAAATCAAGAAAATCTGTATATAATGGTGTTAAGAAAGTGCTTGATCAATTTCCAGAATTAAGGGGATATACAAAAAAAGTATTGTATGATCCAAATATAAAAGGTTATGCAATGAGTGAGTCCATGCGTGGCGTTTTAAAAATTAGTAGTAAATTCAGTGATTATGAGGATTTAAAAAGGCGGTACAACCGAGATGTGAGAGTGCAATTTCATCCAGCGGGGACTGATGCGGATGCTATTATTATTCATGAAATGGGGCATCAATTAGATGGATACCTTACGCGAAAGGGAGTTTGGGGCGGAAATGTAAGTATATACGGAACGATCCGAACAAGTGTAGCTGTAAAGCGCGAAGTGTTACAGCAATTAGGATATTTTGATTATATCCGCGCAGAGCGTGCAGAATGGACTCGGATGGGATATAAAGGGAGCGAACTCGCTGAAGCATTAGAGTTTTCTAAAAAGGAATTTATTACTAAACATGTATCAGGGTATGCAAATAAGAATGAAAAAGAGTTTTTTGCAGAATGCTTTGCGGAATATCTGATGAGTGAAAGACCAAGAGAAGCAGCTAAAATCTTTGGAGAGGTCTTGAAGGAAATTATGGAGGGATTGCGATGACAATGTTTGAGGCGGATACAGCGAATATAGAAAAAAAACTTCAGGAAATAGAGGATAATGATCTGTATAGCTTTATGAAAAAGCAGGGGTATTCAGAAGAACAGATAAAAATTGCAATCAGAAATACACATTTACTTGATGCAATAAATTGCCTGAAAGAAATTTTATGTGAGCCAGAAGAAATCGTATCTATTTTGCAAGAGAAGGGTTGGAAAAAAGAAGAGATAGAAGCAGTCATTAAAAACCAGATAAGCTAGCTGCCACCAGTCGAAATGACCGGTGGTATTTTTGTACTCATTTTAAGGAGAAACAGCAATGAAAAATAAAGCAGTAGCTGTATTAACGGCTATCAGCATATTGATAGCAGGTTTAACTGGATGCCAGACCGCCACGAAAAGTTATGGTGGGAAGACAACGATAAAGCTTGAGCCAAATCAGAAACTGGAAGAAATTACCTGGAAAGATGATTCTTTATGGTACCTTACAAGACCAATGACTAATGAGGATATTGCTGAAACCCATACATTCCAACAGCAGTCAAATTTTGGAGTCTTTGAAGGAACAGTAACCATCATAGAGTCAAAGGAGTAAAGAATTTATGATAACAATAAAAATAACAGATCACAGCATCTGTATGAATGGTCATGCCGGCAGGAAGAGTCCGGATGGGATTGACCGGGTATGCGCGGCAGTATCAGCACTGACCTGCAACCTGATCAATTCCCTGAAAGATCTGACTGGTGACAGAATCAGGGCAGAAACAGCCAGCGGAATGACTGTGATCGAATGGGAAGATCTGTCAGATGGTGGGAAACTTCTGGTGGATTCATGGTTCCTGGGGCTTACAGATATCAACCGGGAATACAACTGTATAGAATTTCAGAAATAAACATCCGAAAGGGTGTTTTTATTATGCCCAAAACGTGAAGGCGTAAAAAGCTCGGGAGCCTGTCGAGGCAAAACGGAGGTAAGTACGATGTATAAAAAGAGAATGATGTTACAGCTTTTTGATGACGGCACAGGAGCTGGCTCTGGTGGACAGGGTGGAAATGCCGGGACTGGAAACGGCGGTCAGGGATCCGCTGGGGGCGCATCCGGAGCACATGGTACCGGAACATATACTTATGAACAGTTGGAAGAAATTGCAAGTTCACGTGCTGAGAAATCTGAGAGAGCCGCGCTTGCGAACTTTTTCAGAAGTCAGGGTATGACAGAAGATGAGGTCACACAGGCAATCGCTAAATTTAAAACAGATCGAGCTGCAAGTCAGCCGAATGTGACACAGCTGCAGCAGGATCTGGAAAATTCCAGAAATGAAGTCCAGCAGATGAAGAACGAGAAGTTCTTATCCGGAAAAGGTGTCAAGGCTGATGATCTGGACTATGTGACTTACAAGGTTTCCAAAATGGTAGATGATAAAACGACATTTGAAAAGGCAGCAGAAAAGTTCCTGAAAGAGAATCCGAGATTTGCCGGTGGAGGTTCTTACCGGATTGCAGATTCTTCAACAGGTAACGCTTCAAATGGTTCTGGCGGAAACATGAACGTTTCCATCAATGACCGGATCAGAGCTGCCGCGAGAAGATAATGGAGGTAGAGTAAATGCAGAATAGAAGAATGAATTTAAGATTGTTTGACATAGATGCAAACATCATTGACCGTACCGGAGCAGAGTCTCTGATTCCAATTCAGGAATCCAATGAGATCATCCAGGGAACGATCGCACAGTCAGCAGTCCTGTCAAGGGGTCGCAAGCTGGCGAACATGACAAGCAAGCAGTACAAAATGCCGGTACTGGATATGCTGCCGATCGCTTATTTCGTAAATGGCGATAACGGGCAGAAGAAAACTACAAAGCAGGCATGGGATAAGAAGTTTATCACCGCCGAAGAAATTGCGGTTATTGTTCCGATTCCGGAAGCAGTTCTGGATGATTCTGAGTATGACATCTGGGGAGAAGTAAAACCGAGAGTTACAGAAGCATTTGGGAAGGTTATCGACAGCGCAGTGCTGTTCGGTGAAAATAAACCGAACACATGGAGAGAAGACGTAGTTACAACTGCAACCAAAGCGAATGCAGTCGTAACATTAGGATCATCTGATAGCCTGTATGACAAGATCATGGCAGAAGATGGTGTGATCGCTCATGTCGAAGACTGCGGATACTTCGTAAACGGTCACATGGCAGATATTTCCATGCGGGCGAAACTCAGGGGACTGAAAAATGCAAATGGAGATCCACTGTTCAAACAGGATCTGCAGGGAACAACACAGTACGCGTTGGATGGATCGCCGATGAATTTCCCGAATAATGGTGCGTTTGATAAGTCGAAAGCACTTATGATTTCCGGAGATTTCTCACAGCTGGTATATTCCATCAGACAGGATATTACATTCAAGCTGTTTACGGAAGGCGTTGTCCAGAATACAGATGGCACAATCGCATACAACCTGATGCAGAACGATATGGTTGCGCTTCGTGCAGTAATGCGTCTCGGATGGGAAATTCCAAACCCGATTAACGCACTGAAGACCGATAAAACCAAGAGATGCCCGTTTGCAATTCTGAAAGCTGGCGAGTAAGGGAAGGTGATAATCCATGCAGATCACGTATGGATATTATGTAGATGAATATGGAGGAAGAACCATTCCGGAACAGGACTTCCGAAAAGCCGAAAGGCAGGCGGAAGCCTATATCCGGCATCTGACCTATGTGAAAGGAGATATTTTTTCCGTAGAAAATGACATGGTAAAGGATGCGGCCTGTGCTGCAGCAGAGGTTTATTACAAATACAATGCGCAGCAACAGTCAGGAACCCCGTTGGTGAAGTCAGAAAATAACGATGGCTACAGTGTGACCTATGTCACAGAGCAGACGGATGGAAAGACAGCGGAAGAGATGGTGAAGAAAAAGGTGTATGATGCGGTATATCCTTATCTTCTTCCTGCTGGATGGCTGTCAAGAAAGGTAGGGATGCGGTGTGATCACAAATGCGGATGTGACTGTTTATAACAGAATAAGCGGTGATTCCACGCATTACGATACCTGGAACCGAACTGTTCTGCATGGTGTCCACGTCTATGTGGACCATAAGACTGCAGTTACAGATAACGGACTGAAAAGTGCGGAAGTTTACAAAATTCGGATTCCTGCGGATATTCCGGAAGCAGGGCAGTATCTTCCGCCGGATCAGTTCGCCTGCTGTGGCGGTTATGGATACTGGACCATCCAGAACGATGATCAGATTGTCCTGGGAGAGTGCCAGATTGAGATTGAAAGGCCGGCAGATCTGAAGGCCGTGTTCCAGAAGCACTGCAAGGTAACAAGCTGGTCGGATAACCGGTTCGGTACAACTCCACACTGGCGGATTGGAGGCGAATAGGATGGCAGGAAAGAAAGACTTCCGGATCACAACGCCTAGAGGCAGTGTGTTTACCGTGACTGGTAAGGATGGCTCGGTAACAGCAAAGCTTGAATGGGCTCCGGGATTTGCACAGAAAAAAGCGGAGGGATTTTCAAGGGCGCAGGCATTCGTGGATTCGGAGTGTCTGCGTTATATGAATCCATTGACACCGAGAAGAACCGGAATGCTGATCAAGTCCGGGACGCTTGGCACGGTGATTGGTTCCGGATCCATCGAATACCTTGCCCCATATGCCCGCCGACAGTATTACGAGCATAAAACCAAGGCGAGATGGTTTGAGACAATGAAGGCAAGCCACAAAGATGCCATCAGGGAAGGAGCTGAGAAACTTGCCGGACAGTAAAAGAAAAACGATTATTGAGAGCATCCGGGAATATGTGAGGATGTATCCGGATATCGATAACCGGAAGATCAATATTGATCGTTTAGGTAATGGAATGGAATATTCCATTGATCCGATTGGAGCAGATCCCATTTACAAGAGATATGTGGACGGGAGCTGTCTGAAGCAGTTCCAGTTCGCTCTGACAAGTAAGGAAGCCTATGATGGGGATGCCAGAACCGGTATTGCCAACAGTGGTTTTTATCAGAACTTTGAAGAGTGGACAGAACAGAATAACCTGAATGATATTGTTCCGGAGCTGGACGGGCATGATGCTATCCGAGTAGAAGTGCTGCAGTCCGGCTATTTATTTAGTACAGAGGTCGATCTGGGACGGTATCAGATGATTTGCAGATTGATTTATAAGTAAGGAGTGTGAAGAAATGGCGAATGAGAAGAAATTAGTTGGCAGACATAAGAGAGTGGCTTTTATGGATACTGACGGATCAGGAGAGACATTTACCAGAATGACGGGCTTTACTTCTCTGTCGGATGGAAAGAACTCAACCGAGTACAGCCGACAGTATGTGGATGAAGCGTCTGAAAGATCGGACGTAGTTGGTTATGCGCCGGCGATCGATTATGAATTTGACCGGTATACCAATGATCCGGTACATGAGAAGATTGCCGCAATTACCGATGATGAGATTCTCGGAACAGAAGCACAGGTTGATATTGTGGTGGTAGATCTGTTTGAGCAGAAGACATCGGAAACAACTTGTACTGCACGAAAGAGAACATGGAGTGTAATTCCAGATACAGAAGGGGACGGTACGGATGCCCTGATTTACAAAGGCAGCTTTAAAGCGGCCGGAGAAATCACAAAGGGTACTGCAACCACCACAGACGGATGGAAGACCTGTACATTCACTGCTGGCGGAGAATAAAGAAGAAACAGGAGAGTGAGCCTATGAGCCTTTGGA